CGTCGCTTCGTACTTCCGGTGAAAGAATGTACTCTTCGTCATCTCCAAACCACTGTTTCTTGCCTTGTTTCTTGTTTGTTAAGTTATAAGGATAACCAGGGGAAGTGCGTCTGTTGAGGGGTGTGTAATACTCCTCACCAGGCACACCAACCACAGCCTCCTCAAAACTCAACACACGTCTTTCGCAGGGCACATCATGCACCTGAGCCACATCGTTAATTGCTATGTCCACTAGGGTCATATCAACCACCGGCTGTGTCCCAAGTACTTTCTGTATCCCTTTGCGAAGGGGGTCAACGTACTCTCCCAACAGATTAAAGGGTCGTAATCTGCTGGGCGCCATAGTAGGTGTGAAAGTGCCATGAATAGCACTAGGCCTAATCTGGGTTCGAGTACTAACGTGGGGTTGGGTTAAAAGGCCAAGAGTTAAGCAATCGCCGGAGAGGGCGAGCGTCTTTGGTGGCAATGCGTCTATCAACTGAGGATCATCTCCTTCAGCTGTAAACGGCAATCGCGCATCAACTATCGCTCGCACATCCAGTTTGTGCTTATCAGTGTGGTCTTTTAAGTTGCGGGACAAGAACTGTTCAGTCACAGTCATCGCCATGCCCACACCATCCAATCCAGCTACGTGCATGCCCACGAGTTTGCCAGTGATATGTCGATTCTTGACGTAAACCAAGGATCCACAATCACCTGCACTCGTGTTCACTTCGTACCAGATACTATGGTGGGCACGGTATGTTTCCGTTTCTGCTTTGTTCTTGTACTCCTTCTCTTTGGTATACCACTCAAATGCCGGACTGTGAAAGTCAAACAATGATAAGTGGCCTCCAACATCGCGAAACCCCGAGACGCATATCTCACCTTCCTGGATTTTGCCAAGTGCTGCCGCACTAGCAAATTGGTTGATGAGATTTCGCCTCGCAGCTACGCGATTTGGGCACGTGATGAAGGCAAGATCTACCAACTTTCCTGATGAATCAGTAAGTTGGGAGATCTTGCATTCACTTAGGGGTATATCAGTATCCACTGGGTTGTAGGGATTCTGAATTGCAAAGCGGTTCACACAGTTGCGGAGAAAATGATTGGGTACTAGTAACGTTCGTCCAGTTACAAATACGCCATTCATTTTCCCGCCTGTGTCCGCTTTGACTCTCACTGCGTTCTTCACAGTGATACTCTGGTGTGTCTCCAACTGCATAATATCGCCTATCTGGGCAACTAATTTCGGTGCTTCTTCTTTATTATCAGAAGTATACAACGGAACTAGAGCCTGAATAGCTTTCTTAGCTTTTGAAGACACCTCAGAGTATACTGTTGTTCGGGGTCGACTCGTCTTGGTTTCAGCTGACTCAGAGTATACTTTCGACTTAATTCGATTAGTCCGCGTTTCTGCGGACTGAGCGAACACGGTCGAATTCAACTCTGCGTACATCTTTCCCCAACGCGAGTCCGTATCGTTCCGACAAAGATAGCGGAGGAATCCAACACCATGAGAATCACTTCCCACAGGTGTAGATTCCTGCACTAGATTTATCTTCCAATACTTCTTACACCAGTCACAAGAGCAGGGGTTGCAGCTCTTGAACTCTTTGAAGGTAGTAACCTTGTTGAATGGGCAAACCGTTCTGGATCTATTCCAGAGCCGTTTGCCCAACCAAGCGGTTACTGCCAACAGAATCACTTTTACAAAGTGTTTGTATTCCTTGCCGATACCCATGACATCACTAACTTTACCAGCAGCGACGTCAAAGAGAGCGACAAGAAACTCGAACACCTTGTAACCCACACTAAGCACTGTTTCAACCGAAACTGAAACAGTAAACCAAGTGTGGGCTGCTAACCACTCACCTCGCTTTTGCAAGAAGGTAAGCCACCTGTTAGCAATGTG